TTCAACGAAATCATAAACCGCATCATGCACATCGCCATCGTGCGGAGATCCATCAACGCCGCATCAACATCTTTCGCAGCGATACAGCAGCAGGGGTCACAACCAACCATTGACAGGCCTGACATCACGTTCAAATACCGTGAAGAGACCACGACGTCCCGATGCATCCGCAACATCCTTGTCAGCCTGGCCAACATCCCTGCCAACACCGTCAACGCCATCCACGATTTCATCGTCACGGAGATACCAAACACCACGGCGAGCAAATTGCTCAATACCTGGAAAACTGAGGCATACAAACCATACGATTCCACTGCCAACCGACTGGCGCGTATAAGGTTTTACGATTTTCCAACATCCACCCGACCCGTCGTTGTACAGTACCCCCGCGAACACCCACCTGCCATGATAACACAACCCACCAAAGGCGCCCCAACCGATCCCACCGTGCCCTGGCGCTCGGCGCTTGTCGAGCTCCAGCAGGGCTGGAGTACCAGCACCTTTGGGCCTAGCAATGCAGTCGCCGAAAGACTTGCATCAGCAACCTACCAACCACCAAGCGTCGAATGGATCACCGGCGGACCCGGTTCAGGCAAGAGCCACACCGCCCGTCATAAGTACAAGGAGTTCGACCCGCTAGTCATCTGCCCTACCAATAACTTGGTGGACGACTACAAGAGCCACGGCTTCAAAGCCGCCACACCACACAACGCCATCATCAGTGGGGATGTCCGCAGACATGACCACATACTCATCGATGAGGTGTTCATGTTCCACCCCGGCTATGTGGCCGCGCTCGCTGCACTCAACCCAGCCGCACACATCATCGGCATAGGCGACCCGAACCAAATCGGCTTCATTGACTTCGAGAAAAATTTTCCATCCACCATGTATAGCATGATCGATTTCATGAATCCTAAGGCTCGGCTACACATCCGCGAGTGCCACAGATTTGGCGCCAACCTCACACGTGAGATCAACAACCGATTCAACAGTGACATGATCAGCAAGAACGACACCGTCTTTACGTGGCAATACACACGCCACGTTCCTGACCTCGAGGAAGTTAGACGCAGGTCAGGCACCGCACAGATTTTGACCTTTACTCAGGATGAAAGGATCAATTATCGCGGCTCTATGACGGTGCACGAGGCTCAAGGCAAAACGTTTGCGAACGTGATTCTGATCGTCACGTCCCTCGCCCGTCCGCTCTACAACAGCACACCACATTGGTATGTTGCACTAACGCGGGCACGGGAAAGCCTCCACGTTTATACGGAGGAACTTAACGAAATACCCCACCTCTATGACCTCAGCACGGAATACCTCTGCGTCGCAGAAGACCTTGCACCCGCA